TAATAGAGGGCGATTACTTCGTGTAGTTTCAAATTCATAGGTATTTTATTTTAAATAGAGTTTTCGCTTTCAGTTTCCCACGGCAAACCGAGGTTTACAATCGGGGGGTTCTTTTGATTTTCGATTTGTGTATCGATGCTGCTTTGCAACGAAGTTACATCCAAGCCATCCTCGAGCCAAGAAATAACTTGTTCCTCGGTCAAATCGGGGTAGGCCGTAAAGTCGGTTTCCGAAGGTTGAGCGCAAGCAAAGGTAGAATACACATCAGCGGTGTAGGTCTTATCCCCTACTACTTCAGTTCCCTGATAGCGCCAATGGATTGTCTTTAGTACGTCGTGCAATTGCCCATCTTGAGGGGCAGTGTCTAATTGGGCGATAACCCAGTTGTAATTAATCATTGTTATTTGTTTTTAAAATTAAACTATTTTTAAAGTTCCACTATCACTCCAAATATCGCCAGCAGCTAATCCAGTTGATGATGTAGGAATATTTGAAATATTTATTACACCACTCGATTTTATTCTCATTCTTTCGGAGGCACCAGTTTCGAATATTAAATTAGTACTTCCATCAGTGCCTAAAAATACATTTGATGATGTATTGTATAAATAACCCTTTTTAGTTCCTGATGTCTGTAAGGTAATTTGTCCTCCACCACTTCCGTTTACTGATAAGGTAGCATAGTTAGTTGCATTGTCGGGGGAAGATGTACCTATACCTACATTACCCCCACTTGTTATTCTCATTCGCTCAATGTTGTTTGTAGCGAATATAGTAGGAGTATTTTCGTAATTCCATACATAGGCTTGAGTATCATCAATTCCAAAAAATGTACCATCAATAATAGTGCTTCCTGTTGTTGAATTAGTTACTTGTACTCCTGATAATCCTGTTGTTGTTTTATGAACTTGTAAATTGGTAACCGGAAAAGTCGTACCTATACCTACATTGCCACCACTTGTTATTCTCATTCTTTCGGCTAAAGCTGCTCCAGTTGAAAAAATCATTGCAGCATCGGTATTTGCACGAATGTTTACATTTCCTGTTGTTCTATCAACAAAATAATCAGAATATACAGTGCCATCAAGATAATATCTCATAAAGGCATCCCCACTTGTATTAGAACGAACTGAAAATCCTGTTGCTCCTGTTCCTGCTACTTGAAGTTTTGTGTCGGGGGAAGTCGTACCTATACCTACATCTCCCCCACTTGTTATTCTCATTCGCTCGGAGCCACCTGAATAGAATGTTGGGAATACATAGCTTTGTAAACCACCAATTCTGTTTTCTCCAGTTATTGTACTATATGTAAATGATGCGACATCAGTTCCATCAGACAACATCAAACCTTTAGAAGATGATGATGGTACAAATATTGTCAATGCATTGCTTGGGGAAGTCGTACCTATACCTACATTGCCAGCGGCAGTTAATATCATTTGTGTTGGATTAACTCCAAGCCCAAAACCCAAATATTGTGTGGCAGATGTACTTCCTCCTTGATAACCGATAACACCATCATTTGTAACTCCATCAGTTAAAATCATTCTTGCCAAATAACTATTGCCACTATTTTGCAATCTCAATATTGGATTTGGAGTTGCACCCGCTTCAGATATGAAAGCATTTATTCTTGCACCACTATTTACACTTGTGCCTACACCAAGATTTCCCGAAGCATCTAACCTCATCTTTTCAGAGCCATTGGTAGAAAATGTTAATGGGAATGCTCCAGCACCATAAATAAACTGAGTAGAACCATCTGTACCAAATTGAATACTTGAGGTAGAGGATGTTACTTCTACGTATCTGTTTCCGCTTGCTGCCTCAAATCTACCATTACCAACTACGTTTAATGCTTGTGTCGGGGAAGTCGTACCTATACCTACATTTCCCCCACTTTCATAAATAACACTATTTCCTATTGCAGATGAACTTGTAAACTTAGGTATATAGTTGGTAGTGCCTGTTCCCGTTACTGGATTGGTTAACGTAGAGGTCGAACCATCAGCCATTAAGTATTGCGTAGATGTGCCACCCGTTTTAACAAAAGAAGAAGCAGTAACCGACGATAGAAAAGTAGCTGCACCCGCTAATGATAAAGTCGCTTTCGGATAAGCACCATTAAACCCAAAGTTTAAAACGTTAGATGCATCCGTATAAAGTTGAAAATAACTATTATCAGTAGGGTTATTTAGTATTATATTTTTACCTGCAAGAATTATAAATGACGTACCAGCAACATAAGTGTTACTATATGTATTTCCATCAACAAATAACTTATATAAAGCATTTGGTGTTGTTGTATTAATTAAAACACTTGTGCCATTATCATAAATTAATGAATTGCCTAATGTAGTAGAAGCCGTAAACTTAGGAACATAGTTAGTAGTTCCACTACCGCCTATACCACCCAAACCCGAAAGAGTATAGTTAGGAATATTTAACGTATTCCCCACTAAAGTAGCCGCGCCACTCGAACCCGTTGTTGTTAAAGATAAAGCACCTTGCGCACCGATATCACTCAAAACTTCGCTACCCGTTCTAAAGTTTACAACATTGCTCCCATTAAGAACAAGGAATTTATCAGTATCAACACCTGCATTAGATACACTTGTTAAAGTTAGATTATTGCTAAATGTTTTTGCACCGCTAATCGTTTGTGTAGTTCCGATAGTTACATAGCCATCAGCGATATCCGTTTCAATGATAGTAGCTAATGAAGTAACAGTACACTTATAAGAATACCCCGACGAAGGGTCGCCAACCAGCATTAAGTCGCTTAAACTCGGGGTTCGCGTTTGTAATTCGTTTATCTTTTTATTAGCCATTGTAACTTTTTATTATATAGAATTATGCTGGATATTGGTAAGTTGTCGGTACGACACACCTATTTGCCGTATAAGGTAAATCGATTGTGATATCAGCCTTAACACCAGCCAAAAGGTCGGGAGTATCTTCGGTAAAGAAAGTCAAAGTAGCATTTAAGCCTTCGTCGAACTCAAAATTATTATATCTTAACTGCGCAATGATATCTTGGCAAATTTCTAATTGGTCGCTCAATACCTCGGTTTCGTTAGTATCCTCGGGAAGCATTCTATCAAAAAAATACAAAGAGAAATTTAACACGACACTCTTTTCCTGTATTTGACCGCCTGTTAAATCATAGAATAACGAAGGGTAAATATTTTCAGTACCTCGCGAAAGATAATCACTGATTTCCCCGAAGTAAACGCTTTTTATCTGTTCGTGTGCGTTCGCCACATTTGTTATCGTGGCTACTACTTGGTTTAAAGTCATTCTCTTGTTTTTGTAAGAAGATTTTTAGCTTCTTTTGATTTTTTAATGAGTAGGTCTTATTCGCCACAACAACGATTTATGTTACCTTGATATTTTTCTTCAAACGTCATTCCCTTACAATTATCATCATCGCCTAACCAAATAGAAGTTGTGTAGGCTTGTCGTTCAGGAATAATAGTATCGTAGGTCGTTCCAGGATTGTTGTATTCAGGAAACGTACCGAAACCGCTTCTATCCAAAAGATATTTAACCAATCTTTGTTTGTAAAACTCGGCTCTCGCCTTATATCTATCGGCAACATCAATTAGTTCCGCTGCGCTCGGGTTTTCTTGTCCTTCGCCCGATTTCCTAACTAATCCCTTATTGTAAAACTGATAACTCAACCCCATCGGGAGTTCACTCATAACATAATAAACCAACGTAGGGGTAATGTATGTATCTAATAATCCGCTTTCAACTTGTGTTAGATTGTTATTAGCAATTCCATCTTGCAGCCTATTGTAAAGAGCCGTTCCCAAAGCAGGCAAAATATACATATCCTGCGCAGTCAATATCTCGGGATTGACTAATTTTTCATCGGTATTAAAGTGTAATCCAGTTCTTTCTTTTATTGTATCAACCGAAATAAATAATATATTCCTACTCATTGTTTATTTTTTTATAACTACTACTGCATTCCAAGTGTGCCTACATTTAGGGGAGTGAATACCCGTATCGGGGATTGTCCACCAGCCACCAGCACGAGCGAAAACATCATATCCTAACCTTGCGGAAATTTGTTCAATCTCGCCACGAGTATAAACCTTTTCCATTCCCATTAGCTTTTGGCAAAAAGGTCGTGAGGTTTTAGGGTTTCTATCGCGTGCGGTTGTTCTTAAATAATCCCAAGAATATTCATATCGAACTAAAAAAGTCGTTTTAACAGGTTCGTCAATAATCTTCGTTAGTGGCTTTAACAACTTACTGATTTTTGTATCGGCATCGTAACTTAAAATATCCAGCGCAGCTAATTTGTTAATCCTATTTAAAACCTCGGCTTCTTCTACATCTAAGGCTTTGGCAATATCCTCGGGCGGTATACGCTTGTTTTTTGCGATTGTATCGAGGATTTTCTTGTCTAAGGTATCATCTATCACTTCATCTCTAAAAGCCAATTCTT